CAGTTGGGCCGTTGCCTGTAATGTAAAATATCTGGTTAGGTTCAAAGATTATCAGTTTCTGGTCAAATTCTGCCAGGGCCGTTATACGTCTTGCTTTGTTTAAGACAATACTGAAAACATCTGAAAATTCCACTGGACTAAGTGGTGTCCGTTTCTTGGAATAGATCAGTTTTTTGGGATTCTCAGAGCTCACGCATACCAATCTGTTTTTGTAGCTGGTCAAAACTAAACTTGCAGGCGGGGGTATGTTTTCAATGATTCCTCCGTTGGTATATAAACTTTCCTTGGCGATCAAATTTGTATCATTTATGCTACCTGCATCTGCAAATGAAACTGAATCTGCAGCGGTATTATTATCAACCTTACCAACTTTGAACAAAAGTCTGCCTGCATCAACAGTCCGGTAAACCTCACAAACCACGTTAGTTTTCTGGGTAAGGCGCAGACTAGGTATGGTCAAGGTCACTGTTGAAGATCCACCGGAAGTAGTTGCACTAACAGCTACACTTGGCGCAGATCTGTGATCCTGACCTTTTGCATCAGTCCAGGTCCAGATTACCTGGTATAGATATGTACCAGCTGCAAGGGAACCAGCTCCGTTATTTACTGCTGCACTGACGTTCTCTGGATATAAGTGGAAGTTTAGTTCAACAATTTGCTGTGAATCGTACATGCTGACAAATCCCCCACCTACATGGAGATTTCCCCCCAATTCTGCTGACTCAAATCTTTCTACTGAAGTGAAATCCAGTTCAATTTCTGAGACTCCGGTTAATGAATAGAGGTCATTATTCTTGGAGGTCAGTCTTGTTCTCACAAGTCCGCCAAATCTAAACACTCCAGTTGTGTTCTCTGATACTGAAGATAGAAAATTCTTTGCTGGAAGAGTCCCTGCAGTTCCAGGCAGAATTTTTGCACTCACCAAACCATCTGTATCGCATAGAAAATATGTAGGTTGCAGGCTGGATTCGTGGATGCAGACAAAATATTTGTTGCTGTCATACTCCCAAATTTTTGAAGCTAATCCCACGCTGCGTTTAATGATTGCTGCACTTCCCATAGTATCTGCACTTACATCATAAAGCGCACCCTTAACCTGGTAATCATAAGTATTTGTGGCACTCATGGTGTAAATTATCTGCAGATCTCCAGCCTGGGTGACAATTATTGATGCGCCTTTAATTTCGGTGGCAGATGCTTCAACCGTGTGGGTTGCTTCAACCGTCAAAATACCTTTAAAGCGTTTGATCTTCAATCCTGCTGATGCAGTCCTGGAAGAATATGCAACATAAATTCGTTCTGAATCAGTTGGATCAGTATTTACTTGGTCAGTACAAATTGTAATCAAGTCATTTGAATTTGTAGATCCAACAGTAACCGCTGCAGGGAATCCAGTTGGTGGACCTCCAACCACACCATCAGTGTCAATGTAACCAACCCCTAAAGTATTTGATGCACTTGAATTGTAAGCAAAAACAGCATTTCCTGCATCTGCATCTGCAGAGTTGATTGCCACATCATAATTAGAATTTGTTGCGTTTACTGTTGATACAATTGTGCTTGAAGAATTAAAACTGATAGGATTATTAATATCCACCTGGACAGTTTTCATAACGTATGGAGATGCAGACGTATCAAGGTAAAACAAAGTAGGATTGGGACCGAGCCTTAAACACCTGGGATTAATTGCCGTTGCATCTATAAGAGTTGCTGACTGAAAGACTGCACCACTTGTGGAGTCAATTACTGAGCAAAAAACTCCTTCGAGAGCTCCAGCAATATCATAACTTTCCCAGGCATACAGGGTAAGACCGGACGCAATGCAACTATCCTGGTTTTTTGCTTCAGAGGTATTGCGTACAACATCGTCTGAATCAATTTTCACACTTTGGAATCCTCCCATATCGGTCCACCTGGTAACACCAGAAGAGTAGGAATAAAGTTTGGATCCAGAGAATTCCAAAAGCTCATCCTGGAATGATGTAAGACCATCACCGGAAGAAAGTAAATCTGTTGTGCCGGAAATATTTTGGGAGAGTGCTGTGTAGCCCAATCGTTTAGAGATCTGGGAACCAACGGTGTATCTGCCGTTTTTGAGGTCAGTTAATTTAGGAGTCAGTTTCGGATCATTCTTGGTGTCCAATCCAGAAACTATGTCAACCGGAACGAGTGTTTTTTGCAGTGGCATTATGACCTTCCTTCATATCAACCAGGCATTGTCTATATCCAATAAGTCTTTGCTGGCGGGTTGCTAATTCATTTATGTTTGTTAATATTGATTCTAGTTCCTGGTCTGCTTTCTGGATCTGTTCATCCAGGGAAAGTTCTTTCATATCAATTTTGAAGCATCAGCAAATTTTCATTTGCCCTTACCATTTCATTCCGAAATGATTCTATTGCTGACCCTGCCTGCCTGGTTTGCTGACTTCCTTCAATCAAAAGCATTGGCAACCAGGTCACTGCACAATTCCACTCATTAACATCTTGTCCTGTATTTGGGTTCTTACCCATCACCTGGATGAAAAACTTGCATTTATGTTCCTTACACTTTTTCTGGATCAAAGGGCAATAATCAGACATTTAAAAAATCCATGTGACAATTGAATATCTTGTGCCTTCTTTAACTTCTTTGACTTCATGCGGAAAACAAATATTGCTTGGAAAAACTAAACAATCTCCTGTTCCCAATTTCACTTTATAAGTATCAAAAAACACAAAATCACCACCAGAAAATTCATCATTTACAATTATGGACATTGAAAACCTTCTCGGATATTTTGCTGTATCATCAGTGTGCCTTCTATAAAATTCACCCTCTTCATATTTCAGCAGATCATAACCCGAATCTTTAAATTGATCCCCAAAAACTGAAAAAGGAATATTTAACTCCTCACAATATTTGTTTATTGTTTCTCCTACTTTCCTGAATATTATTTTTTCATCATCATTATTTATTCTGGCATCAGAGCATTTTCTAATGTCAGTTCTAATTTCTGGAATATTCCCATTTTTTAAAATGCTTGAGACTTCAAAATTATTTTGCTGACCTTTTATGATCTCTTTACAAGTTTTTGAATCCAGCGTTTCAGGATATTTGATAATATAATCATGTAGATCCATTCAGTTTTTTGATGCTTCTATTTCGGCTGCTCTTGCAGCTTCTGCTTCTGCTTTTTCTACCTTAATTTCTGCAATCCTTGCATCTCGTCTTTCAATTAAGGTTGGAAGTGAAACTCCCAATGCAGATTTTATTTGTGATTTTGATGAAACAACTAAATTTGATTTAACATTGCCAGCATATTCAATATGACCGTCCGAACCATCCCAAGTTAAAGCCCAAAAATCCTCTGGTAGTCCTGACATATCACAACCTTTAATTGATTCTCCATCTTTGTTAATTTTTTGATCTGGTTTTATTACTTTGTAATGAGACATATTTAATCCTTTGTTGCAATGATTACATCTACAAATTTTACATTTATATCAATTGGGACTGCATTTGATGTTGGTATAGATATTGTTGGTTGAGTGAATGAGTGTGTATGATCCCCATCACCACCAGTATCACCAGTAGTATATGGTCCTGAACCAGATGCAGGTTCATATCTAGTATTAGGTGGACCATCGGGTGAAGCACCTCCACGATTATGTGAGTGGTTATGTTCTGGCATTTCTGATTCTACTAAAGTATGAGCTTGGACTGCACCACTTGAAGCTGTTGGTCTTGATATAGTTGGTGTGAATGTCTTGTCTGCAAATGCAGTTTCAAAATCAACATCACCACCTGTTCCAACAGTACCAGTAGTTAACCTGAGTGCATGATCGTTACCCGAACCAGTAACCTTTGTCCATCCTGTAGGTGCTGTAGTCTGGTTAAAAACCATCTTTGTTCCAGCTAAAAACTCAGGATGGTGTCTAGTTGACCGTGTAGCAATATTATTTACTAATCCGCTCATATCTACCCTTTATGTCCAGTTCTGTGCAATGTAGTTTATGATAATGTCAATGTCGCAAGATGATCCTGCTTTAAAATTAAGCTCATCCGTACCATGCAGCACCAGACGGTCATTAAATATATAGGTTGAGTTGGCGGGCAACGCCTGGTCAGATAATATTTCGTAATCAGTTCCGCCTGCACTTGGATCCAGGAAGAGGTCAAATGTTTCAGCTGCACCTGCTGTTTCACAGATTATTATTGATACTACAGAATAGATCCAGTTTGCAGCTGCACCATCCAGGATCTTTGTATCTGCAGTTGATGTTACTGTAAAATATCCCCGCTGCAGCGTTTCGCTGCCGGAGCCGGAAGGAATTGCCATTGCTGTCTCCTTTTTCTAAAAGCCCATAAAGAGAGCCTGGTGTGTACTTGACTGTAAAAAAGCCCCTTTCTGGTGGACCTTTTTGGTGGTTGAAGTTTTTACATCACTTGAACACTCAATATCCCCTGTACCATTGCAGGCAATTGTGATGTCACCATTTGCACCGTCTGTAATGGTGATAGACCCTGAATTTGTGCCTGCATTTGTGTCCAGGACTAAATCCTGGGTTGAGTTGGTTGTGATCTTTCCAGAAGCAGATCCGCTGCCAATTACAACCTCACCGGTTCCATGTGGACTTAAAGTAATATTTGAGTTTCCTGCAGATGTTGCCAGATCCAGAGTTGAAGATGATAAAAAGTCAATCTGGCCTGCAGTAGCAGTAACAGATAAATTCCCTCCAGCATAACTGGTTCCAGTTGTAAGCAGGGTTGCAGTTTCAGCTGGAACAGTAATTGTTCCACTACTGCCTGACGCTGCAGCACTTGCAGCAATAGTGATGTAGTCTGTATCTGCTGTGTTATCATCAGTGAATTTATACAGCAGCAGATCTGCATGAGCCAATTTGCCAAAATCGGTGTTTCCACCGTCACAGAAAAAGTTGAATGTTTTAGCAACATTTGTATATGTCACTGATGCATCGGTCCCTGACATACCAGTTATGCTTCCAGCTCCAGCATTAACTGAAGATCCGGTGGTAACTTGTACAGCTGTTCCAGATCCGTTTCTCCAGTACAAATTCCCGCTTGCCTGGTAAAGCGAATAAGATGTTGTGGCAGCTGTTACACTACTGTCAAAAATTAAGTTTTTGAGCTCTGATGCACTATTCTGGTTAAACTCCATATCTGCATTCACGTTTATGCCTGCAGGCGTAATCCTGACTCCCTTGTTAGTTGAGTGGTCATGATTGTCCACTGCATCAATGGTAGTGTTCAAATCGGTGGCCCAGGTAGGTCCGACACTAACGCCAACTCCTGGTTTCGCAATGCTCGTTATATTTGTCCCTGCTGTTGCCATAGTTTCCTTTAAAAGAAAAATATATCCACTGTCACAATTCCGCCTGTATTGTCCTCCCAGGCAGGAACTCTTGCTGCTTTTAAAATGATTTGCTCATTCGGAAAATCATTTACTACAGAAGATTCATATATCACCTGGGGAGAATCTGTTTTTAAAACAAGCCACCCCTCTGGTGCTTGATCCAGACCATGAGCCACATTGGTTCCTGCAATTGAAATCTCCAGATTCTGCACACGATTGCCACTTGCAAAGGGTAGCTGGAATAATGGATGTAGTGCAGTTGCAATATAACCCTGCACCTGGTCAGTTGCCGGTGATCCGGTTGAGAGCTGAGTAAATGAAATCCTGCTCATGCGGTTGCCGTGTTCCAGAGTGTATTGTAGTTGCTTACATCAG